CGACGTCCATTACGTCATCATCGTCATCACGTTCTGGATAATTATTACGATTTATATGATTGACGGTGTTTACAATATCATTATATAGCTGAGAATCATTATAATTCATCGGTATGTCATATGAAAATGTGAAATTATTTTCGTCGATGTGGTCGATAGAAATATTGGCTGGAAAGCGAGGCAACTCACCCGCACCAGTCGTCCTCACGGCCGACTGATTTGAAGATGGTCGATAATCACGAATATCACTTCGACAAAGTGGACAACTTGAATGTCTGGCAAACCATTCTCTCAAACACTCTCGATTAAAAATATGATTACACCCGCGTATCATCGTAATTTCACTTTGATCGTTAAATTCATCTCTTGAAATGGGACAAATTGCGTTTACGGGGGTTATAATATTTCCGAAAACTGTATCATGTGTTGCGCGGTGAATTTGGTCATTCGTTGGTGCGGATGATGTATCTGCTGAAGAAACATTCGTCGTCCGCGCCCCAGCTGGAACTGTATACAACATCGAAAATATATTGTTATTGTTTGTCTGCCGTGCTTCTCTAGAGATTTCCGTATTTAGATATCTAGATAATAAACGAGGAAAAATATCGGCGATTTGTGACGCGGGTGCGGGTGCGGGTGCGGGTGCGGGTGCGGGTGCGGGTGCGGGTGCCATTTGTGGAGAAGATGAAACGGTTGGACCCGCGATAATTCCACGTGAATGATGTAAATGATATTGATTGTAATAAAAATGTTGCCTGACGATACACCTTGTTACATTCTCTCGCAACGTTTGTTCCATTCGTGAAAACATCGCATTACCGTTGACGATAAAATTGTTATAGGAATGAAGCAACGTTGTATATTCATCCATCGTTGTTTGCTCATCTTCAACCGCAGTATAATATTGATTCAGGTGAAATCTCTCGTAATAACTATTCTGGGTTCTTTCCAATTGGGTGTCCCCTCCTCCTCCTCCTCCTCCTCCTCCACGAGCTCGACCATGATGATTATACGACGGATCTATATTCATGATCAATCAATATATATCAATATTTGTAGTTTCTATATCTTTTTATTTGTTTTCTGCGCTGCTCCTCACGACGAAGATAATTTCGACGACTATATCGTTCGGTGCTGTCACTTGTATCCGCGCTGATACACATACATAATACGAGGAATATGACAAAGAACGAACCGAACATCACTAGAAATTCGCCCATGAGAAGTACCATTCTTTTTTGAGGTATAAAATGAAATCGAATGAAATAGAATGAAATAGAATCAATTTTATTTATTATTCTAACTTAAACGGAAAATTATATTATTATGTAAAGACTCAATACGATATCACATTCTATGGAATCAAGATTCCCAGATTTTATAGGTAAAGGCATCACCGGTCTCATGAATTTAGGGAATACCTGTTTTGTGAATTCATGCCTTCAAGCATTATCACATACATACGAACTGAATCGTTTTTTGAATGATGAAAAATATAAAAAACGCTTGACAAATAAACCGGACGCGGTGTTGTTAAGTGAATGGGATAAACTACGAACGCTGATGTGGAGTGAAAATTGTATTGTTTCGCCAGGTGGATTTATAGCATCGATGAAGCAAATTGCCCGTTTAAAAAACCAAGAATTATTTACACAATACTCTCAAAACGATGTTCAAGAGTTTCTTGTATTCATGCTGGATGCTTTTCATATGGCTCTCTCGAGAGAAGTGAATATGACGATAACCGGAAGTGTAAATAATGATAAAGACATAATTGGACGAAAATGTTACGAGATGATGCGTCAGATGTATGCTAAAAATTACTCTGAAATGCTGAACCTATTTTATGGGATACAAATGTCGGTGATTACGGATCTTCACGACACATCAAAAGTATTAAGTATATCTCCGGAACCGTTTTCGATTATATCGCTATCGATACCGATCGTCGAAATTCCGGAATCTGGAAAGACGCGCGTTCCGTCATTATTGGATTGTTTTAGTCATTATTGTAATGGCGAAGTAATGGAAGGTGAAAACGCGTGGTTCAACGACGAAACAAAACAGTATCAAAATGTGAAGCGCGGAATGATGTATTGGAGTCTTCCAAATATTATGATTATTGATTTAAAGCGTGTTCAATTTACAGAACGTGGGCCTGAAAAGGTCACGATACCGGTTGAAATACCGTTAAAAAACCTGAACTTAACTTCATTCGTGAATGGGTATAAGCGTGAAAGCTATGTATATGACTTGTATGCGGTATGTAACCATCATGGGAATTTTAGTAAAAATGGTCACTATACCGCAACCATATGCACAGCTGATAATACGTGGTATATGTTTAACGACGAAAACGTGAAAAAGGTGGAATTTACGAATGATACGATTACAAGTAACTTGCCATACTGTTTGTTTTATAGGAAACAGCAAAATAAAACACAATAGATTATTATACACACATTATTATACCAACAATATATAGTGATATATTATTTTCATTTGTTTCATGTCGGCTCAACCACAATCAAAAAATACGCATCCTTTACTTAATCCAGCATCGGCACCAGGACCGGCAAGAAAATCGTCGGACCCAGCTGGTGCTTCGAATGACGCTATGCGTGCAGGACTTCATGAAGTAAGCAGTATTTTCGATTGGATCGATGGTAATATTGATAAATACATTAACATGCGTGTCATCATTTTAATATGTGTAGTGATTTTCATGATATATTTTGTGACGAATGCTTTAGCAGGTGGTGATTCCGCAAATGACAGTCAAGAAGCTACACTATTTGCCAACGTGTCCATTCTTGAAATATTTTTATGGGCGATTTTTATCGTCGTTGTTGTTGTGAATGGATTTCAGTATTTCTTTAATACGAACATTACGACCGAAATATCAAATCTTCTTTCTACGAAACCGGAAATCGTAATCTCTCAAACGGTGCCTGCTGAACCAGATGCTGTTGGCGGAGGTGGAGGTAGCGGTGATTTAGGAACAGGACCATCTCTTAAAATGCGCAAACAGGTTTTCCATATTCCAGCGAATGTCTATGACTATGACAACGCAAAGGCGCTGTGTGAGGCATATGGCGCAAAATTAGCCAACATCGACCAAATGGAAGAAGCGCATAAATCCGGTGCGGAATGGTGTTCATATGGCTGGTCTGATAACCAGATGATATTATACCCAACTCAGAAATCCACGTGGGAAGAATTACAGAAGAGCACCGACCCTACCAAGAAAAACAGCTGCGGACGGCCTGGAATCAACGGTGGCTATATGAGCAACGCCGCTATGAAGGTGGGTGTAAATTGTTACGGTCCCAAGCCGGAAATCAACGCTGCGTCATCGAAATTAATGTCGAGTATTCAAAACTATGAAGCGGGGAAAATGTTGGATCCACTTCATGAGGCGCGTGTTCAGGAGATGAAGAGTAAGATCAACGATGTCGTGATTGCGCCGTTTAATAAGGGGGCATGGTCGTTGTTGTAATTAGATAATTTAGTATATGTATATTATATAACATAGACATACTATCCGCACTCGAACCCGATGTCGTCCCTTTCTATGAATAAGGTCCGTGGCCGTGCGTTAAATGCAAACGCACAAAACACAAACAACTACTCGATGTGGATGGAGCCCCTTTCACACCGGGATTATCCCCTCACCTATATCAACAATCCGACCAATAATGCGGTCATAACGTCGAATGGTGTGAAGAATGTTGCGGTGGCACAGCCGGGCATGTTATACAACCAAGCGCGTTTGGATGTTAGCGGGTCGGTAAATCCGACGAGATGGACAACCGGACAGACGGTGAATACGGTGTTCTTGATGCCAGGTGATACATCTTTCAATCAAATAAACACCAGTATTTCAAGCGGCACCGTTGCGTCATATACATACACACCTCGTTCAAACAACTCCAAAATTATTGTTGAATACAGCGCGGTGTATATCGTAGGAGGCAACACAGATGGTGTGAATACAACCGATTCATTTATATCAACGATTGATGTCGTCGGGGTGCCTGTTTCTATCGGAAAACGCGAACAACAATTCAGGACAGGCGACGGAGCATCAAATCGAAGTAGCACAATATTTCCTATTGCTGGTGCTTATAATAATTCAGCATTAACTCCTGTTGTTTTCAATGTCAATTTATCCAGAAACAACGGAAATGATACAATACAATTTTACAGTTCGTCGTATGACGCTTGTATGAAAATCACCGAAATCGCCTTGTAATGGAATGGAATTACACCGACTGTATTATTCCATATACGACCGTGCGCGTTTTGTTGAACTCTTTTTCTTTTTTACATCTTTACGTCCATCACTCGAACGTCGCCGTCTTCGCGTTTTTACATCATGTTGAACACGTTCGTTCGGTGTAACAAGATCTAATAGTCGATCGAATATATCTTTTGGCACCGGTTTTCGTCGGTGGTCGTCGTCGTCGTCGGTGTCCGTGTCTGTGTCTGTGTCCGTATCATTTTTTTCAGTCGACTTCGCCTCTTCAATTTCGGTCGTCTCCCCCTCCGGCACCTCAAATGCGTAATTACGAGGCCGAAACAAAGCGGGCATCATAAACAACCCAGCAGGGACTGCTAAATCGCGAAATAAGTCGCTGAACTTTTCAGGAATGTAGTGATCGTCGCCACCGCAACCGCCACCGTGTTGGCTTTCTGCTTCATCGAGAGATACAAACAAAGGCATCTTATGTTGGTATAATAAGTTATTTACATGATACCCTCCACCAATCATATTCCCATCTTTATCTTGATGCAATGTCAAATGTTGATCCGGATTAAAATACTGTTTTACTTCTGTTTTCATCCTTATTTTTTAATTTAATGATATACTATCATTAGATTATGATTTCATATTTATAACGCTGTGAAAGGCATATCGACAATTCGCCCAGTTATTCGTTCGCGTCTTCACTAGTGCTATCATCACCGTAAGCGTCAGCCTCAACAGTCTTTGACTTCTTATCATACACCCTTTTAATTTCCATGATCGTCTTTGTCTCTCGATTCTTCTTAATATATGTCATGATTTGTTCTACCTGTTTACCATTTGTAATCAGTTGAGACAAGCATTTTTCGATATACGTAAGTGTAAGTGGTGCGGTAGTTTTTGAGCTAACAAACTTCAACTTGCCGTCCGATATATTCACCGTTGCTCTAGTGAGTTGCTTTTCTTCGATGATTTCAAGTATTTCATCATTGATAACTGCCTTTTCGGTGCGAATATCACGCACTTCCTCCGACGTCATCTTGATTTTATTGTCAAGCTCGACCCAACGTTTGATTTTTAGTTCAAGCGTTGGTGGAGTCGCACCAGTATGACCACCCGCACCCGCACCCGCACCATGGGTTGCTGTCATTATTGATGTTGGATTCATCAGTAGAGGATATATTTATATACAATATATGTTTATATCTTCTTATAGTTACGTTGTATATCAATAAAATCTACCTGCGACGACGAGTACGGCGAGACGCGCGACTGAAATCAAAAGAATGACCGAGAGAACGAGTGCCGGATCTACGGGATTGGAGCGCCTTCTGTCCTAAATAAAGACCAAGAGGAACTAAAGCGGTTTCAACAGCGGTCATTAATCCTGGAATCATACCTCCCTTCTGGCTCTTAGACTGAGACCGTGACTGGGACTGGGACTGGCGACTGCCCCCGCGCTTTCCACGACGTCTCTTACCACCGACAATAGGAGAACCTTGAAGAGTAGAATAAGCATCAGCACCAGCGACGGCACCCGCAAGAGCACCGCCTGTCACAGCGGTCTTGAGACCGGCGGCATCTACCGCATTAAGTTCGGTGCCCTGAAGTGCGCTACCGCCCTTTTGAGTTGCGCTGCTATCTCCTTGAGAAGAAGCCATATTGTTCAATAGCTGTTGTGCCATCTTTCCGGCTTGTTGAAGTGTTTCTTGAGAGATTTGAGGAACTTCACCAGCACCGCCACTCTGGCTCTGGCTCTGGCGCTGGCTCTGGCGCTGGCGTCTAGATTGTGTTTTACGAGGCATAAAGAACGAGATTATATAATAGATATAGAAATAATTTACTAATAATATGTATAAAATTAATGAAAGTTATTCCTGTTCTTTTACTTGGTTTATTATTTTTTGTGGATGTCGCGGTGGCGCATCCGGTTCGCCCCTCTGTCGACCACGCCACCGACCACGCCACCGACCACGCCACCGACCACGCTGCTGACCCCGAATCCGTCGTGGGGGGGCGGAACCCCCTTGAATGCGACGCATGTATGTTTTTAGCGAATGGCTTAAATCAAACGATCATACATAATCCTAAAGTAGTTTCGTTTGTAACTACCGATATTGAACAAATATGCAATGTATTACCTTCAAGTGTCCAGCAGATATGCCTTAGTGCTGCGCAACAAACGGTCCCAAATTTACTAAATCACCTAGGGGATTTTATTGCCACGGAAGGATGTTCTGATTTAGGGATATGTCATACAAAAAACTCGTAATCCATCATTAATAATTTTATTGCGTCATACTAATTCGTTTCATCGTATTACGCAGTGCTGAATATGGATGTTTATCAGGCTAACGATTCATTTCATTTCGAAAAACTTCAATTATTACCACCACAACACGTTACAGGAGGATCCTATCTTACACGATATTCATATAGTCAGAGTAAGCAGCCTCTTTATATTCAAACACCTAAAACACTTTCAAAACAAGGTATCGTAACTGCTGCCGGTAAAAAGGGGCATATAGATTTACTGTTGGCATCAACTGATACCGAATGTATTGAATGGGTAATGAATTTAGAAAAACGGTCTGTTGAATTACTTTACGAAAAAAGGCATATATGGTTTACACAGGAATTAGACCAAACCGATATTGAAAATTCACTTGCGTCACCATTACGCGCATATAAAAATGGAAATTACTTATTACGTGTAAATTTAGAGCCAAATCGACATGTATCTACAAATGTTCACCCGTATTTATGTAAAGTTTTTGATGAAAATAAACAAACAGTGACAGTTGATTATATTAAGGCTGACCATTCAATTATATCAATCGTAGAATTTCAAGGTATTAAATTCACTTCCCGTAATTTCCAGATCGAGCTACTACTACGTCAAGTATTAGTAATACAGGACGTCCCTTTATTTGAAACATGCCTTATTCGCGATGATAAAACGTGTGCTGCCGCTCCGGCTCATGCTGAGGCTCCGGCTCCGGCTCCGGCTCCGGCTCCGGCTCCTATTTACGAAAATACTACACAATCATATGAAAATGATTTAGGATTAGTTACAGATAAAGCAACGCCATTCCTGGATGTAGATGATTCTCACGAAGAA